GGAAAACTTCTTGCTGAGGTTGTAGAAAAGATTGGGGAAAAGGGAACTGTTTATGTAGAAGAGGGTAAAAACACCAAAACAAGTGTTGAATACAAAGAAGGAATGGAATTTGATAGAGGAATAGCCGCTCCTTCATTTGCTACTAACGGAGAAAAAATAGAATCAGATTTAGAGTCTCCATATATTTTTATTACTAATGAAAAGATGACTTCTAATAATCATATTCTACCAGTTCTGGAATGTATAGAAAGTGCCGTAAAATCGGGGAATACTTTTAGTTTAGTAGTTATAGCAGACAAAGTAGATTATGAAGCCCTTACAACTCTTTATATTAATCACAGCAGAGGGTTAGTTACGGCTCTCCCCGTGGAAGCTCCAGGCTTTGGAGAAAAGAGAGAAGAAGTGTTAGAAGACATAGCAACTATGACTGGTGGAAAGGTTTTTTCTACTCAAAAAGGAATGTCATTTGAAAATATAGACATTTCGATGTTTGGAAAAGCTGATAGAGTTTGGTCTGGTAAAGAAAGTACTAAAATTATTGGAGGAAAAGGAGACAAAGACCTTATTTCTTTGAGAGTAAAACAAATAGAAACCCAAATCCTTTCTGAAAAGTCGGACTACGATAAAGAGAAATTAGAAGAAAGGTTGGCTAGGTTAGCGGGTAGTGTTGCCATTATCAAGGTTGGAGCGACAACGGAAACAGAACTTAGTGACAAAACGGAGAGGGTAAAAGATGCGGTTGCCGCTACCAAAGCCGCAATTGCTGAAGGTATCCTTCCAGGTGGTGGAGTATCTCTTTTGAAGGCAAGAGAGGTTTTAAACAAGGTCAAATTTGATTCAGAAGAGGAGATAGGAAAACAAATATTATATGACGTTTTGAGACAACCAATAGAAAGACTTTATAAAATTTCAGGAATAGATATTAAAGAGATAGATAGAATTGAAAAATCGGATGGGTCAATGGGGTATGATGTTTCCACCAGAAAATATGTTTCTTTAATTGATTCAGGAATAATAGATTCTACCCGTGTGGTCAGATCTAGTTTGCAAAATGCCGTATCTGTTGCTGGTGTTATTTTAACAACCGAAGCTTTAATTGCGGTTGAGGATGTCGTCCAAACCAAGAGTTCTTCAGAATAAAAATTGTTTTTAGTCCAGTGGGGTTAAGTTGTGTTTTTAGTTATGTTAAGTTCTAGCCAAGATTAGAAAGGAAGTGAGGTATTATGTCAAAAGAATTTAAGCTTATCGAAAAAGAAGTAAGTGCAAATATAACAACAGGTAATTTAATTTCATATAACAATAATCTGTTGGGTCATGTACTTACCATAATTGATTCATCTGTTCCAGAGGGTCAACAAAAGATTGCGATGAAATCTTTAATCAAACAATCATTTTGGAGTACTTATGATATTGTTTGGAAGTGGATGAACGAACAAATAAGAGGTAATGGGAGTTCTTTCCCAATAGATAAAATGGAAAGTGTAGAGTAAGTGGCTTAACCCCACTTTATAAAAATGATTAAAACTACAGTTCGTGACGGTAAAGAATATGCCCCTGTTGAGGAACTGTTTCGCTGGGATAAAAACCCTAAATTGGTTTTAAAAGATGATTTTGAAAGACTCAAGAGACACATTAAAAAATTTGGTCAGTTTAAACCTCTTGTAGTACTTTCTTCTGGGGAAGTAATAGGTGGAAATTCTAGAATAGAGGCTCTTAAGGATTTGGGTATTAAGGAAGCGTGGGTTTCTATAGTAAATCCTAAAGATGAGGCTGAAAAGATAGAAATAGCCCTGGCTGACAATGACGAAGTGGGTAAATATATTGAGGAAGAATTAGCTTTATTGGTTACCGATGTAGATATAGATCTTAAAGATTATAAAATTAATGTAGGTAAAGACATAGATCTTGAAAGATTACTCGAAACCCTTGGTCCATCGGCTAACCCAGAGGAAGATAAAGAAACCCAAGATCACGACGATGAGGATAATACCGATAAGTTTGTCACATGCCCAGAATGTGGCCATAAATTCAGCGTCTTGAAGGAGGTCAAAAATGACAAAAAATAAAATAGGTCCACTTTCTTCAGGTGGAAATCTTTCTCCAGGAGTAAAAAAAATCAGGTCTCCCAAACATAATTGGTTAGCAATCAAAAGAGATTTTATTTCCGATATTACATCTACCTACACTTCTTTGGCTAAAAAATATGGTGTTCAGTATGCCACAGTAGCTACAAAGGGTGGTAGAGAAAAATGGCCTCTCTTAAGAGAAGAAATACAACGAAAAGCCGAGTTGTCTTTGGTCGATGATGTACAAAGTGAAATACTTGAAGTAAAGAAAAGACATATTCGTATAGCAAAGATTATGCAGAAACTTGGTTTGGAGGCTTTGGAAAAAATAGAATATAAACCCAAAAACTCTAAACAAGCACTTGAATATTTAGTTGAGGGAATAAAGATAGAAAAACAGACAATGGGTCTAGACCAAAATAAACCTGTTCCTGCAATCGTAAATATTATAGGAAAAGAAAAAGAAATAATAGGAAAATACGAAACGATAGAAGATATTAAGGTGGTAGAGGTTTAAAGATGGCTAGATCTCCCTATGAAAGGAAAGCAGAACATGAACTTGAGTTTGAGGGATATTTTGTCGATTGGAAGGCAAGGCCTTTCCGTGTTCCTCGAGGCTATAAGGTTGACTTTTTTGGGTTATTTGATTTGGTGGCTCATAAACCTGGAGAATTTTTACGATGGATTTCGATCAAAGGTCATGCGGGGATACCAAGTAAACACCGTCGAGAAGTTGAAGCATTTTCCCTACCAGATAGTAATCAAAAAGAAATTTGGCAATGGAGAAAAAGATTGGGATGGAAAAAGGAAGTAATAAAATGACATACGCTGGATATAAATCTTTTATAGAAAATGAATTTGACATTTTAGACAGAGATGGCAATGTAGTTCCTTTTAAGCTCTTCCCAGTTCAGGAAGCGTATCTTAAATTAATGGGGGAAGATTATAAGGATATGAATGGGGTTAGGGAAATAATATTAAAGGCTAGACAAGAAGGATTTTCCAGTTTTATTCTTGCCATTTTTGCGGTTGATTTTATTTGTAAACCAAACAGTGTAAGTATTTGTATTGCCCACAAAAGGGATGTTACCCAGAAACTTTTTAGGAAAGTCAAGTTCTATGTGGAAAGTTATTGTAAGAGGCACGGTTTTGACATAAACAGTTATCTTGTTTCCGACAACAAAAACGAGATGGAACACAGAGCCAACGGTTCTTATTTTTATATAGGAACTGCAGGATCAAAAGTTGGGGGTAGAGGTTCCACAGCCCAAAACCTTCTCTTCTCAGAGGCTGCTTTTTATCAGGACACTGAAATCATCACTGCCCAAGAGATTATAGAAGGATCTTCACAGCAGGTTCCCCAGGGAGCGGGTAAGATATTTATAGAATCTACGGCTAATGGTTTTGGAAACTATTATCAGTTGGAATGGGACAGAGCAGTTAAAAGAGAAAGTAATTACAGAGCGAGGTTTTTCAGTTGGGAAAAATTCTACGATCAAGAATGGATTGACCAGAAAAAGAAAGATTTTCAGAACGAAGAAAGGTTTTTGCAGGAATATCCTAGAACACCTGAAGAGGCTTTTGTTCATTCAGGAACTCCTTTTTTTGATATGAAGATGTTAAGCTACCAATCAGAGAAAAATGCTATTAATCCCATAAAGATGGGAAGATTAGCCCAAGATGGAAAATGGATATAAAAACAGAAGATACAAACTTTGAGCCAGAGATTTCTAAATTAGAATCTTATCGTTTATATAGAGAACTCGAAAACAATGAACAGACCTGTCTCTTTGCAGATCCTGCAGAAGGAAGAGATTTTTGTGCGGCGGTACTGGTAAGTAAAAAATATGCTGATTTTCCTTTTGTTTACAATCAAAGAGTAGAAAGTAGTCAGTTTGGATACGACTTAAATAAAATTGCCAAGTTTGTTTACAACAGAACAAATATCTGGCCAACAATCGCTGTAGAAAGAAATACTGGTCAGGCGACCATCCACGTTCTTCAAGAACTTAACTACCCAGACCTGTTTAGAATGCGCGTATTTGACCACTCAACCGTTTCTGAGAGTCAAAAGATAGGTT